CTAGAATACAAACTTTTCCAGATGAATTTGAATTTATAGGTAAAAAAGAATCTGTTAGAAAACAGATTGGAATGGCTGTGCCTCCAAAAGGAGCCCAAATTATATTTGAAGCTATTTTAAAAACTTTTGCTGGAGTAAACTATGATAGTGTTCCAGCAAAATATGAATTTTTATAGTATTAGTAATAGAGTAACTTGATAGAATTATAGATTTTATTAGATTACTCTATTTTAAATTATTTCTAATCTTATTTTATTAAATGCAATAATAGAAACTCTAACTTTATTAGATGTAGTTGCATTATTATAGTCAAACCATTCCTTTATTAATTTTAAATCTTTTAATCCTTGTAAATTTTTAGCATAAATGCTGTTAGTACTTTCTTTACCTGAATGCCCTGTTGTTTTTAGTATAACTACTTCATTTTCTCTAAATCCATCTATAAATTCAGCATAAAATAAGTTTATTCCATATTCATCTTTTCCCAAATATGTACTATTATATAGTTCTAATTCTTTTGCTTTCTGTAAAGGAATTTTTATATAGCCTTCTCCTTCTTCTCTTTCTCTTCCAGGAGCTCTATCTATTCCCCAGTCTAAGTGAATTTCCCCTATGTCAACAATATATGACCCTAATTTTGCCATCTTATTTCCTCCCTTTTCTATGATATGTAGAAATCTATAACTCTATCTAAAATTAATTATAGTATATTCATAAAATTTTACAAATATATAATATAAATACTTATTTTTTAGACAAAAAATAAAAAAAAAGCTAGGTAAATCAACCTAACTACTATTTAATAAATATGGCGGTGAGAGAGGGATTTGAACTTCTTTCACTCATTCTAATATCTTAAGTTACTAACTTTAACTATTATATGTTTATTATACTTTATATATTTAGAAAAAGGCAAGATATTTTTATATCTTTTTTTTATTTTTCAATTATAAAAAAGCAGGAGTAAGATCCTGCTTTTATGCTTGTTCTTTATAATAATATCCTAGCATTAAATTCGCATCTAATGCTTCTTTATCATCTTCAAATAACATTATATCACTTATATTTCTTCTTATCCTATCTTCAAGTTCTATATTACTATTTGACATAGTGATATTATAAATTAATTCTTTTGCTCTTTTTGCTTCTTTAGTTCTTCCTATTTCTTTTAAGGCATTATCTATATCTGTAATACCTTTTAAGTTCTTAACTCTTTCTTTATAATACCCTAATACTGTTCCTACTGCTTTACTAAATTCTTTTAATTCCATTTTTTACCTCCATAAAATTTTATTCTCTTTTTAGAGTACATTTTATGTTTAAAGTTCATTTTTTATAGTAAAGCATTTTTTATATTTCAAAAGCCAATTTTCTTGCTTCTGAGAGATTTTCCCAGTGTAACCCTATTTTAAAATTTTCATCATCTTCACGAATTATGTCTGCTATTTCTTTTAAGGATTGTTTATTGTTTGTATCTAATTCTCTTCCAAAATCTTCTGCTATTTTTTTCAAGTTTTCTGGCATATTTTCAGAAGAAATATCATCTAAAAACTCTAAAATTTCAACATTATTTATATATAGAGTATTATCATCTTTTTTGTAATCATACAAATCTTTTAAAATAGTTTGATAACAATCTTCTACTATATCTTTAAACCCATGAAAAATATTGAAATTTTCTGTTTTTTTCATTATTTTATATATTTCTATTAAATATTTTATACATATATCACTTATGTGATACCAATATTCAGTTTTTTCATTTCTAGTTTTTTCTTCATTTAATAATCTTTCTTTCAATAATTTCATTTCAAAGTTAAAACTTCTTATATATCTAAAAACTTCATTATCAAAAATACTACTATCATCTATAAAATCCCAATCAAAATCTTTCATTGGATGTTTTTTATAACCACTTTCTTTTTTATCTTTATATTCAACAAATTTTGCTACATCAATTATAAAATTATTAACTAATTTGATTTCTAATTTTTCCATTTTTATACTCCTTATTTTTTTAATAATATTTTTAAAGCTTCTCTCACTGTTTCAGCTATTGAATTTCCATTTTTATTACTATATTCAATAACTTTATCATATAATTCTTCATTCAATCCTATTTTTATACTATGATTGATTGGATCTTTTGCTGGAGGTCTTCCTATCTTTTTTTTATCTTTCATAATTTCTCCCTTGATTTTAGTTATTATAAATGTTATAATTAATTACAAATTTAAAGTGGACATTTTTGAGCCTTCTTAGTTTAACTAAGAGGGCTTATTTCTTTTTATTTAGTTTTATTAATACAATTATAACCAGTATCAATGTTATTGGTTGTAATATATCATTTATGACTCTTAATGCTTCCATTTTATCACTCCTTTATCTTTTTTTAAAAGGAAGATAGGGGAGAGTGGAGGAGTGAGATTACTCTCAAACCTCCTTTCTCTTGTTATATCTTATTTTCTCAATTGCCTAATAAGAACAATGATTGATAAGATATAAAAGATTATCTCCAATATCTCCTTTAAAGTGGACATCTTCTCACCTCCTTATATATCTATTATACTTTAAAGGTTCAAAAAAGTCAAGATATTTTTTTGAACCTTTAAAGTTTTTTTTAATAAAAAAAGGACAGAATTGAACTGCCCTTTTATTCTTCCTTTTCTTTATCTTCATCTTTTAACTGTTCTAATGCTTTCTTTAACTTTTTGGGAATAGGTACTCCTGCTTTTGCTGCATTTTCTACAATACTTAATAATTCAGTTGCACAATAAAATATTCCAACTAAATTTCTAAATCCAATGTCTGGAACTAATCTATGCATTAAAGATGCTCCACACAATAAAGCTAAAATCCATAACTTTTTTTCTATTCCTTTGTAGGCTCTTTTTGAATTTAGATTTTTTAATTTATATCCTGCATATACTCCTGATGCATAATCAATTAACATTAAACCTATTAATACCTTTGCTAATGTATCAAATCCACCAATAAGCCAAATTAGAAAAGCAACAAAATATGCCCATATTTTTACTATAATTGCCCCCACTATACCAACCCCTAACTATAATTTAAGTATCTTTTTCCAATGATTATAATAAGATACTGCTTCATCTGTTCTGTCTACTACTGCTTTATCCTTATACCCTTCATTTTCTAATTTATCTTTCCAAGAAGTTTCTCCAAATAATCTTACAGCTTTATACATAGTTTTTCTTTTTAAAAAACCTACTCCTAGTTCTTTCATAATGTGTAAGAAAAGTTTATCGGATAAGGTTCTATTTATTCCTGTAGTATTATATTTACTATAAAGAAAATCATGAATAACTGCTGCTGGAGTATATCTTCCAAATGGTGGGAATATAGTCCAAAATGAACGAGGAACAGAAGCTAAATCTGTAACAAAGCCTTTGGGTACAGTAATCCTGTACCCATTAACTTCATAAACATAATCCTGGAATAACTCATGTTTTTTTCCATCATAAAGTGGATGTGTCACTAGTTTTGTTATTTCCATTATCTTTCCCCTCTTTTAATTTTTTAAAAATTGGTTGTAGTTCTTTTACTACTGCTTCTATTGTATTTCCATTAATAAAAATTCTTACATGAGGTGGTAATTTAGAAACAAATTCTTGAACTGCTTTCTTTTTAAGTTCTCCTAAACCTTTTCCTTGTATAGCTAATTCTTGTTTCATTACTTCATTTCTTACTTCATTCGTTGCCTCTTCTTTCCCTTTATATCTCCAAGACAATACAAAATAAGTCGCCACTGAAAATACATACCCTAAAACTTGCCATATTAATTTTTTATCCATAATTAAAAACCTCCTAAATTTTCATACTATTTATAAAATCAACTATAAAATGTGCCATTTTTCTTACATCTTTAAATTTACTTGCTTCTTCGTTAGTTCCGAAGAAGGGTTCAACCAAAACATAAGTACAATTTGTATTGCATATTCCATAACCTCCTCTCGTTTTGGAATCAGTAATGAGGATTATACCCTCTGTTTCTACTGTCTTTTCTATCATTACTTCCTTACCATTTTTATCTATTTTCTTTTCTTTTAATTTGTTCCATTCTTTTCTTATATTGCTTCCATACTCAGTTTTTAATTTTTTCATAAAAAGTTCAGCATATTTTTTAGCTTGTTCATTCTTAAAATAAACTAAACTTTCACATCCATTTGCTTGTGGAGAAGCAGCATTAAAATGTAATTCTAAAGCTAATTCATAATTATGCTTATTAATTTCATCAACAACAGGTTTCATTTCTTGAATATAATTTTGTTCAGCTTTTCTTGAGTAAATATCAATATTATCATCTAAGTTATTTATCTCATCACAGACATCTCTCCAGTATTCATATTCAGATAGATTTAGATATTTACTGTATGCCCCTTTTCCTCTTGGATTATGTCCAATCACTAATGCAAATTTTTTCATATTTTACCTCTTTTCTTTTTATTCCCATTTAATAGCTTCTAGTTCTTCAACAGTTTTAACTTTTAATATTTTTTTTGTTATAGCAGTGTATTTGTTTTGTGCAGTTATAACTCTTAGTATCCAAGAAAAATAAATTAAATTTAATTCTCCAAGAGGCATATCTACAACAGAATCATCTTTTAATCTCCAAGGAGTTGTTAAAGTTTTTAAAAGATTTTTTAGCTTTCCAACTTTCATTGCACCTTTTATTTTTTCTTCAAGTTCTTCAGTTATTGGTATTCCCAATGTTACTAAGGCTTGTTGAATGACACTATAGTCTTCTGTTTCTCCAGCAATGTCTAATGCTATTTTTACACGCATAAAATTAATTTCATCATATTCTTTCATTTGGAAAATCTTACCATTATGCTCATAAGAACCAAACATCTTTTCCAACAGAATTTCTCTGAACTTGTGTCTGAAAGTTTTTTTAACATCTTCCATATTTATATCCCAATTATGCGTTCCAGTATTCCAAGTATGGTAAATACTTGGTTGTGGAATAGACTTTAATTTTTTATTTTCTATATATTCTCCTGGAGCAAGTGAAATTTCTATATCCTCTTCTATAAGTTCATTTCTAGTCATTTCTCTTATAGTATTAGTTATACTATCATAAGTTGGATGCTTAAAAACTTCATTACTTTCAACAACTATATAATCATCTTTGTTTAATTCAGGATAATCTAAAAATAAATTATTTCCCATAAACTCTTTTACTTCCTTAGCTGTTAAATTTACAGTAAATTTTACTTTTGCTATTTTTTCTTTTGTATATATGTAGAACATAATTTTCTCCTTTCAATTTTGAATAGATTTTTAAATTTATTCAGATTTTTAATTTGAATATAGTGTTTACTTGTGACACCACTGCTAGAATGATTAGCATAACTTGAAGCTAATCCTAGTCCAGCCAAATTATTTATTAAATTAATAGCAGTTTTTCTAAGTGTGTGAGGATATAGATCCTCTATCCCTAATATCATACCTAGCTTTCTAATCCTATTTCTAATAGCTCCTTGAGTCATCTGTTTGTAGATTTTTCCGTATTTAGTAACAAAAAACCAATCTATATCTATCTTATTTTCAGCTCTGTATTGGATCCATTCTTTTATTAATTCCTTACATTTTTGGAAAAAGAATGCATTAACTATATAGCCCTCTTTCTCTTTAACATCTCTAAAGTACCCATTTTCTAAGTCTAGTTGCTCCATCTTTAAGTTTTGAATAGCAGATATCCGACAAGCACTATCTAAGAAAAGTTCCCAAAGTATCCTATCTTGCAAGTCATATTTTTTAGATTCTACTTGCATGTATAAACGAACTGTTAAAATTTGTTCTGTTGTAAGAAAATAACTGCTCCTAACCTTGTCTTTTTCTGTAAATCTAAGCTTATCTAGTTTAGAATCGAAAGGATGGTACTTAATTTTATTCCTTCTAACACACCAAGCATAAAACGTGCTAATCGCCGTAGTTTTAT